TCGCCTCATCCATTCATCGGTGCCGACGGTAAGTTCAGAAACTTCTGATTTCAGCATGTCAAAGTATTCTTGAGAGCTTATGAACCCTTGCTGGTATTCCCACGCAACCTCTCTCCAAAACTTGGCTACGCCCTGTGTGGCGGCCTCCTGTGCATCAAGTAATTCCTGTTCCATTCTCTTGGACAACTCTATTGACAACATTATTTCTGCGTTAACTGCCTTCGATCTTTCAATCAGCCCTTTACCCGACAATTCTTCAATTGCTTTACCCGCTAACGGAAATTGTGAGAAAGACCCCAGTAGTTCTTTTACCTTGCTGTTATATTCATCAACACTCATGCCACCACTTATGAAGCTTGCTGTGTATTCTTCCATCCTTTTAGTTGCTAACTCCATAGCTGCAGCCTGAGTGGTAGCGAAAACGGACTGAAAATCTTCTGAAGACTTTGTTAAACCTGATAGCATTGAAGATGCTTTTGCATAAAAGTTCTCAAGTGTGATAAGTCCTTGCTGGTACGCCCAATTGATATCGGCCAGTATTTGAGCAGCAGCATTCTTAGCACCCCAACCACCAGTAGCCCCACCAGCAGCACCCTCGCCCTTGCCTTTGCCTCCAAGAAGTTCTTCCATAGATTTAGGTGCTTCTTTTACCGCCCGAGCCCTGTGCCTTACGCTTTCAGATATAAGCTCATCCGTAATCTTCTCTATCTCTTCGTAATCCTTGGCGGTAAGTGGATATTTCCCATGCCGAGCATGAAATATTTCAGCTGCCTGCTCTGAAAGTTTTGTTCTCGACAAAACCTCTTCTGGCGGCCTTATACCTTCCTGGGCCTTCTTCAATTCGTGTAGCGCCGCCACAAGCGCCAGCACTCCTGCCGTAGCGATCACGAGTGGGGCCGCCGGGCCAGCGGCGAGGGCGATAAACGCCCCTCCGAGCGTAGACAGGGCGTTTATTGTTGCGCTTATCGCCAGTAAAAGTGGCCCGCCAACGGCTAAAGTGCCAGCGAAGGCCAATATCTTCTTCTTGGTATCATCCGACGCATTACCAATTGCAGTCGCTGCAGAGGCGATAGAGCTTTCAACTTTAGGCATTACCGATTCGGCAATGTTTAATATTTCTTTCCCCATCGGCTCAATGGCGAGCATGACTCTGTTTTTAGTCCTCGCCCACTGCTCGGCAAACCCATCGGTCGCTTTTGTGGTTTGTTGGATTGCGCCATCTGCGTCGCGCAATACTGCAATCAGTTGTTTGACGGAAAACCGACCCTCACGGATTGCGAGGGCCATATCGGGGCCAGCGCGCGAGCCGAACACTTCAATTGCCATCCGTGTCGCTTCGGTTGGGCTCTTGGCATTTTTAATTTGCTCTATGAGAAGCTTAAACGCCTCTTCTGCATTAGTTATGCCTTCGCGCGCCATGCGCCCAAGCCCCATAGACAGCGACCCCATAATGCGCTCGGTGTTAACTCCCTGCTGTTCAAATTGTGCAAGCAACGCAATTGACGATTTGAGATCGAAGCCCATGCCGCGCAGTGCTGCTCCATACTTGTAAAGCTGTGTCGATAGCGTCCCCATCCCTATACCAGTGGACTGGGAGGCCTTGAACAGCACATCCATAAACTTTCCCATCTCTTCGGCAGGCACGGCCCAGTCACGCATTGCTTTGGCCGATTGCGAAACCACGTTGCTTACGTCTTCGCCAAGCAATCGCGCTGCATCTAAGGCCTTTTGAGATATATCCGTCAACGACTTACCCGTAAGGCCAAGGCGCGTATTGTAATCGGCCAATACTTTTGCGGATACATCGAACCCCTGCGTAACGCTGCCAGCGAGCTTCTTCCAGTCGTCCTGTAGGCTTTTTAGCGCCCTGCCAGTGGCCCCAGTCCCGCTGGCAATGGCATCCATTGCGTCGTCGATATCGAGGGCGGCCTTGGTTGCCGCAGCACCCATAGCCACGAGGGGCACAGTGAAAGTCTTGGTCATCGTGCTGCCGACCTTCTTGAATTGCGCGCTCAGCTTGTTCATGCTACGATCAATACGCTTCCACGCCCGCTCGAGTTCGCTCAGGTCCGCACCGAAGACATATGTCAATTTCTTTTTAGCCATTCGACTCACCGCCCTCCTGTTGCTGCTTCTTGCGCTTTATCTTATCCTTACAATACTGAAAATACTCGTTTTTACCCATGATTTCGCCGTCTGCCCAATAGCCCACAAGGTCTTCTACTCTTACCGGATGTCTCAGGTTTCCACTTGCGTTCATAAGCCATACTGCATGCTGTGCGCGCTTCAATGATTCTAAGTATTCTCTGTATTTGTAGGCGTAAACGAGGTCGTCAATTTCTCCCCATGTAAGCTCCCATAAATCCTTGTGGGTAAGTCGTAGGGGGCCGAGTGCCGCAAGCGCAATCTCTTTATATGCACGCTCCCAGTCCCCCACTGTCAGTTTTTTGCTTCGTCATCCTTGCCGGCAGCCGTGCCGAACTGTCTCTCGAACGCCGCTACGAGGGCCTTGGTAGCCTCCATTATCGCTTCGCTGTAGGTCCCGCCTTCGGCATCAAGCCAATTGCCAACGATGTCCACGGTCAGCTTTGGGTTGCTCCATAACAGTCCGGCCCATATAAGTTTAACGCCAAGATCAAAGTCTGTCGGGTCGAAGCCACCACCCATGATCTGGGCAGGCGTTTTGCCGGTCTCGCGGATCAACGCCCTTATCGAATTGACAGTATATTTCAGTTCCATATCCTTTCCGTTTATCTTCATGCTATCCCTCCTAAGCGTTAAGCGTCAATGCTTCGTTGCCCTGCACTGATATGGACAAGCCAACTGCATCCTCTGTCGCGCCGGACACGGTCCACGATGTAATATATCCGTCGCCCTCATATCGTTCGGTTATCAGCGCACAAGATGGAGTGCCCGTGGTGCCAGTAAGGCTATTGTTTGTGATCTGCAAGTTGGCCTCTACGTCTAACGGAAATTCGATCACCCAGGCATTGCCTATATCCGGCACAACGGTTACCCCGGTAAGTGTATAGGCCGTGTTAAGTGCCTCTGCTATTTGCGCGGCGGTGGCATTATAGGTAAGTGCGGTGGTTTCTATTGTTTCACCGTCGCCGAGCGTAAACGAGCCGCCAGTGGCACCCCCAAGCCACAGCCTGTAACGCTCATTCGCGTCAAACGGCAGAAATGTGAAGCTGCACATAGTCCCTGCTAATGCCTTGGTCGCTAAATCTTCTTGCGCTTCATCCGTAGGATCATAAAACAGCTCCATAGTCCCAGACCAGCCTACCTGCCCCACTAAATACTTCTTCCAGTCGGATGCAATCGTCGATACATCGATTGTGCCAAGTGTAGTCTCAATATTGAATGATCGCACCTCGCCAAGCTGCGTCGCTGTGCCTTCTACATCCAAGTGAACAATTGCGCGTTTCGACACAAATGCTACCATTTACATCACCCGCCCTACGATTGGTTGGATAGCGCGAGCGTGTCTGTGCCTTGATATGTAATGCTCAGGCCAACGGCGTCTTCCGTAGCCCCCGAGATCGTCATACCAGTTATGTAACAGCTGCCTGCCAGTTGTGGCTTCCCAGAACCAGCGCCTAATGGCTGTATGGTTAATGTGCATAGCGTCCCGGCCATTGCGTTACTTACAAGAGCAGATTGCGCAGAGTCGGTCGGATCGTAAAATAACTCAAGCGACCCAGACCAGCCAGCTTGCCCTACAAGATATTTTTTCCAATCAGTTGCGAGCGTGGACACATCAATGGTCCCTAATGCTGTTTCGATGCTGAAGCTTCTTACCTCGCCTATCGCTGTCGGCGTTCCGCTCACGCTAAGTTTAACAACAGATACCTTACTTGCTGTTGCTCCCATATTTTTGCCCTCCCTTTATTTTTATCTGTCATACCCCCGGATGGTTAAAATACCGTGGTACCATCCAGAGGTATCTTCAACTACTATTAGTTCCTCGAAAAACCACTTTTCTGGCAGTGCGCTGCGTATCGCATCCGCTATTTGCACGGTCTCCTTTCGGCCCTGGTAGCTGCTCCATATGTGGATGTCGACGTTCCACGCACGCTCTACATCGCTCAAGAGCCGGCCTTCGAGGCTCTGTAACTGCCCTATCACTATATATGGCCCTTCCTGCTCGAGGGGCACTTTGTCGAACACGCCAGTTACCTTCGGGTTCGGTATCGCCTGAAGCGCATTATAAAGCGTCGCATATATTTCTTGAGATATCAACATGTGGCTCATCAGGCCTTGCCCCCTTCAATTAGCTTGGCCAGCGCGTCGGAGAGCGCCCTGCCAATTTCCTCTTCGTGAGCGCGGCAGGCTGGGAAGAAGAAAGGCTGTGCCGGCATGTTTTTGGTGCCGAATTCTACGAACCGTGCATAATAGGTATCGGCCCCGCCCACCTTGCCACCTGCCGAAATCGTGGCTGTTAGTTTTTTGGCCGAGACAGATCGCCTGATGCCCTTCGCCATGGCGCCTGTATCTTTGGGTGCGCGGCCCCTGGCGTCTTCTACAACCAATTGCGATTGATCGTGCAGGACTTTAACGACCTCGTGTCTTGCTTCTTTCTCAACCTGCCTGAGCTCTTTTAGGATGTCATCGACGCCTTCGAGCCTGGCATATAGCTTCACTCATACCACCTCCGGCTCACAATCAAGATACATCCAGCGCCGAAATTGATCGTGGCGTATGGCCTTAACAACGAGCCGCGTGCCGAAGAATGATACGATATCGCCTATCCGCACGCCATCGTAATAGCGTATTGTGATTTGGTGCGTCCTTATCTCCGTATCCTTCTGCGCGATAACGCCAGTCTTGGATTTGGGAGCCTCAATCCTCGCCCATGGCGAAAGGATTGTCTTCTCGGTAATCGTCCATCCGCCCATGCTATCGCTCGTTTGGGTCTTGCGAATGATGAATATCTGGTCCCGAAGCTCGCCTATCTGCGTCATATCGGCACTCTCCGCTCCTGATACAGAAGCATTTGCGCCGCATCCGGTATCTGATTGGCCGTGGCATCGACTACTACGTTTTCCCTGTTCTCATACCAGTGCCCTACCATCAAGAGCACGGCCTGTTTGCACCGCTTGGGCACGGCATCTGCCGTATCGCCGTAACCGGCCTTATAAACGATCTTCACGCCCATGGTTGGCCTCAGTGTGTCGGTAGGCCAGCTTTTACCCTCTGCGAGGCGAATTGCGCCATCCGGCGTGAGCCAATAAATTGATGTGTCGATAGTTACCTCCGTGTTATCCGGCTTGAAATAAGACACAGAAGTGATGCTCTCAACGGGCGGTAGGGGCAAATAAAGGGGCGCACTTGGCCATCCGTCAAGATATACGGTAATGGTTCGCGTGATCCATGAACGATTTTGAAATGCCTCGCCCCACTCTACAGCCGTGGCTATGAGCTCCTCTATGTAATCGTCGTCTGGATGTGATGTGGTATAGGTTGGTTCGCCCTCGGGCTCTTCTGGTGGGATCTCGGTGGTGATCGTGTCAACTATCCTTAGGTGTTGTTTTGTTTCCTCAAGCGTTACAAGATCGGCTATGGGCGTACCAACTTCTAAATACATCACACCACCTCCTATCTGCTCTTCTTCGGCCTGCCACGAGGCATAACGGCCCTTTCTTGCGGCTCGACGGCTTCTGTCTCTATTTTTGCAGGCTCAAGCGATATAGCAGCGTTGGCCTCAATGAATTGCTTGGCAAGCGCATCTGGCAGGTCGTAAATCCTGCTCGCCATCCATATCCCATCTGGGCCTGCAGCAGTTTTGATCATCCTGACTTTCACGGTTAGCCCTCCAGTTCTGTTGGGGTGGCACCAAGTTTCGTGATGGCCCCGGCCTGAATTCCGGCTTTTGTTATTTTGCCGCCAGTGTCGATTACAAGCTCTCCCCCGCCCTGCTTTCTATATACTTTGGTATTATATTCACCCACTTATCATCCCTCCAGTTTTGGTATTGGGGGCCGGCAGTCGGCCCCCATGGCCTTGTCTACGCCAATTTGACGCGGGCGAAGGCTTCCTCAAGTACGGGCGCGCCGTCTGCCCACATCCTGCCGATGAAACCGACCTGTGAAGTGGCCGCAAACAGCTCGCTCAGCCTCTGAATCTCCATGCCGAACAACTCTGCAATCCAGTAGAACTGGAAGTTGCCCAAGATGCCGACGTATTGGCCGGCGGTGAACGTGCTGGGAGCATATTCAGACTCGTTCACGGGCAGGTTAAGAATCGTATCGGGTGCTCCAGCTGCGAGTCCCTGCCTCCACAAATACTGTTCTTCCCCGTCCTTCAGCTTGGCTATCTGTTTGATGGCGTCGCGATGGAAAATCCACTGCGCACCATTTCTGTATTGTGCCTTGAGCGCATACTTTACCTCGATGAGGTTATCGGCGCTGATTGCAGTTGTCGTATTACCCGTGCTGAAATCCCTGGCGGTGCTTATGCCGTTAGCGTTTGCGGTAAACACGCCCAACGGCTCACCAGTGCCGCTGCCGTTCAAGAAGGCGTTCTCCATCGCGGTGGCAAATTTATAGACCAGCCTGTCGCGCACCAGCGCCTCAACCGGGATCGCGCTCACCCTTAGCAATTTCATGGACACTTTGATGGATTTAGCCAGCTGCTGCGGCTTGAGCTCGCGCTTATCAAACCTCATCGCGGTGTCTAATAGGCCGGTGCCAGTCAAGTCCTGCACTTCGGTCGTCCAGGCAGCGTCGCTCATATCGGTATCAAGCACGGGCGCACCAAGCGAATCAGATGTGGTAACCCGAAATACCCGCGCTATGCGCCTCATGAACACGGCGTTGTCCAGCGCCTTGATAAGCTCAGCTATGAATTGCTGAGGCGGGACCATGTAGCCGCCCCATGTTGCGTCTGCTGGTGTTTCGCCGCTTAGCACCTGCAGGTCTCTCAATTCTGGTTTGATAGCGCCAGTCATGATGTAGGAGCGGAACGCATCCATCACCTTGGCTGCCCTGTCATCTTTCTCGCCAAGCGTGGCTTTGAAGATGGGGTTGTTTACGGGCTTATCAAGCTCTCGTTCCTCCTTCTCCTGCTCTTCGAGCCTCTTGGCCCTTTTGGCAAGAGAATCCATCTCGTCGAACATCTTGTCATACTGCACCTGCTCCTCTGCAGTAAAGTCCCTGTTCTCGGCCTCGGCACGATCTACAAGCTCCTTGGCCTTCTCCCACACATTCGCTCTTTCCTCTAATAACTTTTTAATTTTATCTCCCATATCACTTCATCTCCTTTATTTTGTATAGGTTTAATTTTCTTTTTGCGATTATTATTTTTCTTTTCGCGTCCTCTTCCCATGGCGGCGTCCTGTCGAATTGCCTGTAATGCTTACCTAAATGGGCGCGCACCTTCGCCATATCGGCCTCTGGCAGGTTGGTCTGAGGCAACCTCGCTGCTGCATTGGCCACCGCCCGCCACACCACTGCGCCATCGCTTGGCCTGTGATGGGGAAGTTTTAGGTCTCCATACGCCTCGGGAGGCATAGTTTTTGCCCATGCGAAGTGCTTTGCGATCCTGCGTTTCTCGGCATCGCTTAAGTCTTCCCAGGCCTCGTCGGTGAAGTCCTCGAGGTTCGGCGCTTCCCAATCCTCGTTTTCGGGTGCAAGTTCGTTTGAAACGTCGCCCGGGTCAACGCCCCTTTTCTCCATGTGCTCTTCAAACACCTCTCTTGCGCTTCTGACTCCGACCGACGTCGAGGGATAGGCCGGGTACGTAACAGGACTGACATCATAAAGGCGTGGTATTTTTACAAGCGTGCGCACTGGCATGTCTCCGGTGTCGTCCCATTCCTCTTTTCCGCCTTCCATTGAGAAGGCGAAGCTTGACTGGTCGATGTCTCCGCGCTTAATGTGCTCCACGAGGTCCCTTCCTGCTGTGGTTTTCATGTTCGGCGTGAACTCATAGCGGAGGCCATGTTCATCCTCCCATACGCGTAAGGTGTTATTCTTCGTCCGAGCTACAATCTGAGACGGATCGTGGTTGAACAAAGCCCTAATATCTGAGCCTTGCAGGGCTTCGCTGAACGCTCCGGGGCGGATCATTTCTTTGAAACCCCAAAGCTCCTCTGATAATTCATTAAACCTGGCAGCGTAGCCGGAAATTATTGGTTCGGCGTCTGTTTCTCGAAGCTCAATCGCGGCGTTTATATATCTACGCTCCATCTTGTTTTTACTCATCCCCATCTTTCACCTCCTTTCTGATTGGTGCCACTGAAGTAATGGCCACCATATTGCCATTTACGAGGTAGGCGTCCCCGCCTTCCTCTGCTGGTATTGGATTCATATTCTCGAGCTCCCTTATGTCATTCGCGCTAAGCCATCCGTCATTCCTGCCCTTGCTGTAGTATTGTGACCTGCTCGCAACGTCACCACGGAGTAGACCATCTATCACAAACTCCACGTAATACTTCTTTTTATCGCTCTCGCGAAGGAGTTGCCGCCTTATTTGCTGTTCCCAATTCACGAGCCTCGGACGTAAACAGTCCTGTACAAACTCGATTGACATGTGCTCGATCGACGCGTAGCTTGGCTTTTCAAGCGATGAAATTTTGTGGAGCGGAACGCCGAAGAACCGGGCCACCTCTTCTGTTTGGTATTTACGCGTTTCTATGAATTGCGCATTGTCATTCTGTATTGTTATCTGGTGCCACTTGAGCCCCTCTTCAAGAAATAGGACCCTATGCGCCTTCCCAAGGCCTTCGTATTTGTCCCTAAACGATTCCTTGAAATTTTTCATGGCCTGCTCTGACAGTCTGCCCGGGATCTCCACGATCCCTGACGCCACTGCGCCGTTCGCGAAGAAAGAGGCGCCATATTGCTCTGCCGCGAGGGCGAGGCCAGCTATTTCTCTGGCAAATTTCAATGGCCTGTATCCATTTATGGCATCATTTGATAGACCGCGAATGTGAAACATCTCCCTCGCTGGTATCACGGTAAGCGCCATATCTGGCAGGCTTACCTCGTAGAATAAGTCTTGACTGGCGTTCCTGAATGGTCTCACAAAGGGCGCAGGTATCGGCCACATTGCCACGACCTCCATTCGACCATTCCTGACTATATAAGCATAGCAATTACCAAACAACTCAAGCTGGGCCTGCATCATTTTCCTGAAGTCGAAGCTGGTCATTTCCTCGTTTGGTTGATACTGGATAATGTCATAAAGCCAATGCTCTCTTGCCCTCCGCCTTCCCCTCGGGTCCACGCGTTCGTAGGTAGGCACCGGCAGCGAAGCTATGGTATTGCTTATGAGATTTATGCATGCATAGACAGCCGAAACCCTGAGCAAGTCCTCTTCGTTGAGGTAAATCCCAGATGCCGTTTCGCCACCTCCGGCAATCCAGCTGTTGAACCATTGTGGTCCACCCGCCAGTGGCGAGGCCCGTTTATTAAAGAATCTTTTTATGCCCTGCCATATCCCCATCTCCTGCCTCCTTATACGGCGAATACGCCCCTGTTTTCATAAGCGCTCTCGACCGGGGCATCCGACTGGAGCATCGCCGATATTGCGATTATCATGGCCACGGCCGGGTCTATCCGTTCTGTCGACTTGTCTTTGGCTGGCTTAATATTGCCTGCTGGGTCCTGGACTACTACTAAGTTGTCCATCGCCCAAGTCAAAACTGGATTATTATCATGGCGCAATTTGCGTCCGATAATCAGCCGCTCAAGCTCTTTGCATGCTGGCGACATCGTCTTGAAGCCCTGGCGCACCTCCATCACCGGCACGCCATCATTCTCAAGGTCTATAGCCCACTTCGTGGCGTTCCATGGATCATATCCTACAACTTGCAGAAGTGGGAAGCGATTCTTAATCTCGTCCCTTATGGTAACGCGTATCCAGTCGTGATCTATAACATTGCCATCTGTGGCCGTTATGTATCCGCTTCTTGCCCACGTGTCGTATGGGACCCTGTCCCTTCTAACTCTTGCGGCAATGTTGTCGCGCGGGACCCAGTTGTAAGAAAGCACGTGTACGATGCCATCCTCGTCTGGTTCAAACACAACGGCACATGAGGATATATCCGTCGTCGTTGAAAGATCGACTCCTGCCCAACACCGCAAGCCTGCCAGCTTTTCATAGTCAACCCTGCCGACACACTCTCTCCATGCCCCCATGTCGATCCATCTGGTCTCCTGATGCACCCACTGATTCAAATAAAGTCTTCTGAATGTATTTTGATAAGCCGGTATTTCCTGCGCCCTTTGGCATTCCTGACGCAAGAAATCAAGTTTTATTGATATTTCAAGGTTTGGATTTGCCTTTCTCCATACGGCCTCATCAGTCCAATCGTCTTCTTGATCGGCCGCGTAGATAAGAGGCAGAAATGTTTTGTCGTCTATAACGCCATCGATTATCTTTTTAGCATATTCGTGAAGCTCCCAGCAAATACTGTTTCGGTCATAACCTGCCGTGGTAATGGCGAGCATAAGTGGCTGGCGCCTTGCGCCCATAGATGTTTGAAGCACGTCCCACAAGTCCCTATCCGGTGCGACGTGTAGTTCGTCATAAATTACTGCGTGGGCATTGAAGCCGTGTTTGCTGTAAGCCTCGGCTGATATGGCCCGATAGAAGCTGTTGGTTTTGTAGCAAACGATCCGCTTCTGGGAATCGATAATTTTACAAAGCGAAGATAAAGCCTTGCTATTGCGTACCATTGTGGCTGCAGCGTTAAAAACTAGCGAGGCTTGCTCCCGATCTGCAGCGGCTGAGTAAATCTCTGCCCCTTGCTCACCATCTGCAAAAAGCATAAACAAAGCTATAGCTGCTGCGAGCTCGGTTTTGCCATTTTTCCTAGGGATCTCAAGATATGCAGTTCGATATTGTCGTGTGCCGTCTTCGTTTGTTGCGCCAAATAACTGGCGAATAAAGTCTTTTTGCCACTCCTGCAGGTTAAATAGACTGCCTGCCCATTCACCCTTAGTGTGGCGTAATTGCGAGATAAAATTTATCGCCCAGTTAGCCTTCTCCTTAGAAAACAAAGGATCACCCCATCTTTGTTATAAGCTGATCCAGGAATTCATCCTCGCCCTTCCCTGATGGGAGCTCTATCCGGCAACGAGAAGCTGGCGAAAGTCCAAATTCGGAACAAAAGGCGCGAATCTGTTTTAGACATTGGTTGGCTATCCCAACCTGTGGAGCCTGTTGAAGATAACGAACCGAGCCATCTTCGTTGAGAATAGGGTATACTGGGCCATGTTCTTTAAGCCATCGTTCAGCCTCGGCCCATTTGGCGTAGCTCTGGCAATAGGCAGCCAGTGCAGTTCGATCAAGCTGAGTTAATAACCCGAGCTTGTTGAGTTGAGGAGCAACGCGCTCCCATTCTTCTTTAGCTTCAGGGAGTAGCCAATCAGGGCAATCTGGGATGGATAGATCGGGTTGTGGCTCGTTTTTAGGATATGGGCGCTTGGAAGGGTTGCCTTCGAGCTTACGTAATGCTGTTGGTTTTTTTGGTCGTCCTGGCCTCACTTCCTACCCCCCTAAATAAATTTTGCGAAAGTTTGCGCGAGACTCCGCGCCGGTTCCTTTATGACCAGGTCCCAAGAAAATGGATACCCCTACCTCGTATTAGCGTGTATCTTCATATGACAACTATGACACAAAGACATTAAATTGTCAAGCATATAGCGGTCACCACCTTCAGACACTGGGACAATGTGGTGCACCTCAGTCGCCACGACAAGTTCTCCGTTCTTCTCGCACACCTCGCACAGCGGTGACTCGCGCAACTTTAGCAATCGCACTGTTTCCCATTTCTTATCATATCCACGTTTATTTGCGCTTGCACGTTGCCTGTCATAATATCTGTCATATTGCTTCTTATTGCAATCTTGCTGCGCTTTTCTAAAAGTGTCCCCAGGCCGTATTGGCATTATAACGCAATTATACTATATTTTCAAAAGAATTAACATGCTGATGGATTCTCCTTACTTGTGTTGTCTGTTCAGCATCTTGAAAAATGCTTCTGCATCCATGATGACAACCGGTTTCTCCCTGCTTCTTTTGACAACCAACAACCAATCCGTGCCGTCGATCGTGTTTGACTTGGCTTGATCAATCCACTGTGGCACATTCCATTTCTCTTGAAATTTGGTCTCAACACTAAATGGAAATTTCGCCAGTGCTTCCCTGTCAAGCCTGACATCAACACCACTCTGGCTCATGGGGCGGGACTCGATGGGCTTATCCTTGCCCCATTCGAGCCCCGTCACTTCGGCTATTTTTTCACATGCCCACTTCTGGAGCGTCCGCCCCTTAGCCTTTGCCGACTGTGGCTTCATCCCTACCGCCTCTCCGCGTGGGAGACAAGTAATCACGGGCCCAGTTGTTGACAGTCCACATGGCGTAAACACCCGTAATAAACAAAACCCCAACGGCCGACAGAACAAGGGCGACTATCGCCTTGACCATGTTAATATTCACCCCCGCGATGGACCAACCCGAGCTTGGCTTCGGCATATGTTGGCTTAGTCGGTAAACCCTCAAGCTCTCTCCACTCGCACCACAGATCGCCAAGAAACATCTTGATCATGTAACGGATGGACATATTATAACGATGCGCCTTGGTGTCGTCTTTATACTTGGGATGATTCTCAAGGCGTGTCCTGTAGTCGTAGAACGTATCGCTATATGGACTTTTACACTTAAGAAAAGATGGCCCCAGAACACCGATCAACTTGGTCTTTAGGAACGGGTTAAAGGTGATCGACTTCTTAGTGGCGAGGTTACCGTCACGGTCAAC